CAAATAGATTTAGATGAATATTTATATAGCATTGGCGCATAAAATAAATAAATATGAATAAACAACAAATAAAATTATTTCAAAGTAAAAAGACAGATAACTGGCAGACACCAAAATGGTTGTATGATGAGTTGAATGATGAATTTAATTTTGATTTTGACCCTTGTCCTTTAAACTCTACTTTTAATGGTTTAGAAGTTAAATGGGGTAAAAGAAATTTTATAAACCCACCTTATAGTAATGTAAAGGGTTTTTTGATAAAGGCACACGAAGAATTAGAAAATGGAAATGCAGAATTGTGTGTTTTTTTAACCTTTGCAAATACAGACACTAAATGGTTTCACGATTATTGTTATAATCAAGCAGAAATAAGATTTATAAAAGGTAGATTAAAATTTTTAGATCATACTGGAAAAATAAAAAATAGTGCTATGAGACCTAGTATAATTTTAATATTTAGAAATGGAAACGAACAAGAATAAAAGAAAACAAACACCTATATATACAGGCGTAATTAAATATTTTCCTAAAGCATTAGCTGAGGTTGCTAAAGTATCGTATGCAGGAAATCAACAACACCACCCTGACAAACCTTTACATTGGGATAGGGCAAAAAGCACAGATGAATTAGATGCACTTACAAGACACTTATTTGAAGCAGGTAAAGTTGATACTGATGGTCAATTACATAGTGCAAAGGTAGCTTGGAGAGCATTAGCAAACTTAGAAAAAGAGTTAGAGAACAAAAGAGATGAAAAATGGTACAAGGATCAATACAACAGAAACAGAGAACCTAAAGACCAAATAGGATATGATAAACAATTTGGAAGTTATACAAAATGAAAATACTTAATTTATATGCTTGTCTAGGTGGTAATAGATATAAGTGGGGAGATGAACACGAAATTACAGCTGTAGAGTGGGATGAAGAATTAGCAAAATTATACAAAGAGAGGTTTCCTAAAGACAATGTTGTTGTTGCAGATGCACACCAATACTTGTTAGACCATTACAAAGAATACAATTTTATTTGGAGTTCTCCACCTTGTCCTACACATAGTAGAATGAATTTTACATTTAAAGGTAAAAGACAAACAGACAATAGTAAATGGAAATTAAGATACCCTGATATGAGGTTGTACGAGGAAATAATTTTTTTAGATAATTTTTTTAATGGCAAGTATGTAGTAGAGAATGTAATACCATATTATGAACCTTTAATACCTGCACAAAAAAGAAACAGACATTTATATTGGTGTAACTTTAAATTGCCACATATAATAAGCGACAGAAAAAATCCTGACTTTACAAGAGTAAAAAATGTGCTAAAAGTTATGAGTGAATTTCACGATTACGATTTTACTAAATATAAAGGGAAACAACCCACAAGAAAAATTGCAAATAATTTAGTAGATTATGTAGCAGGTAAAACAATACTAGATACTGCTATGGGTAAAATGGTAGAATTTAAAACAGATCAAAAAGAGTTATTTTAAAACAATAATTTTTTTTCGTTATATAATTAATTAATTAATATTTTATTAATAATGGATAAAAGAAAAAATAATGGTGGACACTCTACAAAAGGATTTGCAGGGAGACCAAAAAAAGCAGATGAGGAAAGGTTAATAGAAAAGTTAGATAATCTTATTGACAATGATGAGGTTATAAAAACATTAGGTAAAAAGATTAAAGAGGGGTCAGACAGGGCTATGAGTTTGTACTTTGGATATAGATATGGTAAACCAAAAGAATCAGTAGATATTAATTCTAGTGAGGGTTTTAATATCAATTTTAAAGACCTGATAAACTTTAAATGATAGACATAAACAAAAAGTATGCACCTATCACACAAACAGATTCACGCTACTTTATAATAACTGGGGGTAGAGGGTCAGGAAAATCTTTTAGTATAAACCTCTTATTAGTCTTACTTACATACGAGAAAGGTCATACAATACTATTTACACGATATACACTAGCATCTGCTTATGTATCTATTATTCCTGAATTTATAGACAAGCTAGAACTCCTTAATATATTTGATGACTTTTATATAACAAAAGATGAAATCAAAAATAAGCGTTCAGGAAGCAAGATAATCTTTAAGGGTATTAAGACATCAAGTGGAGACCAAACAGCTAACCTGAAGTCATTACAGGGCGTTACAACCTTTGTTTTAGATGAAGCAGAGGAATTGACATCAGAGGACACATTTGACAAAATAGACCTATCTGTGAGACAGCAGGGAAGTCATAATAGAGTAATCTTAATACTAAACCCTACAAGCAAAGAACATTGGATATATAGAAGATACTTTGAGGACAAAGGAATACAAGAGGGGTCTAATACAACAAAAGACAATATTACATATATACATACAACCTACATAGACAACAAAGAAAACTTATCACAAAGCTATTTACAGCAAATAGAGAATATTAAGAAAAGGAGACCTGAGAAATACAAACATCAAATGTTAGGTGGGTGGTTAAGTGCAGCAGAGGGTGTTATATTTACTAATTGGAATATAGGTAAATTTAAAGAAGTAGGTAAAACAGTATATGGGCAAGACTATGGATTTGCAGCAGACCCTAGTACATTAGTTGCAACCAGTATAGACATATCAAACAAAAAGATATATTTAAAAGAATGTTTTTATAAACCTAGACTAACAACATCAGAACTTGTTTCACTAAATAAACAGTTTGCAGGAGAATCACTAATAGTAGGAGATTCAGCAGAACCTAGACTAATCTCAGAACTTAGATCACATTGTAATATAGTGGCAAGTATAAAAGGACAGGGTTCTGTTACTTTTGGTATTAGCTTATTGCAAGACTACGATTTAATAATAGATGAGGACAGTATTAATCTCATCAAAGAGCTAAACAATTATGCTTGGTTAGAACGAAAATCTAACACACCTATTGATAAATTTAATCACTTATTAGATGCAATTAGGTATGCTGTAACATATCAATTACAGAATAAAAACAGAGGTAATTACTATATTTCTTAAAAAAACTTATTAAATATTTTGTGGATAACTAAATAAGTTATATATTAGCAGTATTAAAGTTCATTAAAATATTAAATGCACTTGACTAAATTAGAAAACTGAGAATTAAATGCTACTCAGATATTAGTTCAAGTCTCAATCTTAAAGGTATTGAGTTAGATTTTTAAAATCATCGTTAGCACGAAAAAGCAGGGAAAGTAACCTTTAATAAAAAAGAGGAGACAAAGTGTGAGGTAGGGGTCGAATCCCTACAAAAGAGGTGCAAGTCCTCTCTCCTTTTCTAAAGGCAAAAAGGTTTTTATGTTAATTAGCTATGAAACATAATAAGCTGATATGTGAGCCATAGGTCTAGCAAAATGAAGTTGCAAATTCTTGTTAGACCTAAAATATTAAAAAGAAAATAAATGAAGTTATATAAAATAGAATATTGGTTTTTATCGTTTGTAGGAGATGAAGATAATGGGTATGACTACGATATACTAGAGGTAGAAGCCATAAGTCCAAAACAAGCATTACTAAAGGCAAAACAAATAGCTTGTAGAGGTGCAAAACATTTTACAATATTATGATAAAAGCAACAATACATTTTACAACTAATACTGGTAGAGTAACAACAGTAACAAAAGAATTTAATGGGCAAAGGCATATAGACAATTTTGTAACTTATGCCACAACCTATTGGAGTAACATAACAGGACTAGACAAAATAGAATATGAAAAAAGTTAAATTTATACTAAAGATAGTAGGAGAGTTTTTATTTGTAGCATCAATATTTTTTATGTATTGGTTAGCTATGGTTATCTATTATGGATAAAATTTATTAAATTTAGATATGGATAAAATACAGAACTTACACGATCTTAAATATTATACTAATATGAACCTTGTAACTGAGTTAGCTCTAAAGTGGAGTAAGGCAAGACCTAATAATAAAGAAATACAGGCATTGTCTAAGGCACTTACAGATATTGCATTTTATGTAATTAGAGTACAAGAAGATTTGGCACAGCACAAGGTAGCAATAAGTGATTATAGAGAGGACAAAAATAAAACAATATTAAAGTATCGTAGAATAAAAGAAAAATTTATTAACTTAAAGAAACTACAAGAAACCACTTAGAATTTTTCATAAGTCAGTTTAGTTAGTTAATTTGAGTAGTTTGGTAGTGAGCAGACATACACATTTTCCAAGTGGTTTGGTGTGTGTTTAGCTCACTTTTTTATTTATTAAAAATCGTAAATTAAATTCGTTATATAGTTATGAAAAAGAAGTTAAGTGTTCCTAATGATTTAAGCGAAATCACTTTAGGTCAATATCAAAAGTTTCACAAGTTACAAGAGCAAAATGATGATCCATATTTTGTACAATGCAAGATGATAGAGATTTTTTGCAATTTAGATGCTAAAGCTGTAAGACAAATGAAAATGTCTGATGCAGAAAGAGTAGCTAAAATTATTAATGATATGTTTGAGAAGAAACCACCACTTATGCACAGCTTTTATTTAAACAGCAAAGAGTATGGTTTTATTCCTGATCTTAATAATATAAGTTTTGGAGAATATATTGACTTAGACACACACATATCTAACTGGGAAAATATGCACCTCGCTATGAATGTGCTATATAGACCAGTAAAAGATAAGATACAAGACAAATACTTAATTGAAGATTATGACCTAGACAGAAAAGATGAGCTATTAGAAATGCCAATGTCTGCTGTTATGGGTTCAATTTTTTTTTTGTTTCGTTTAGGGAGAGACTTGTCAAAGACTATGGCGAGTTATTTGGAAAAGGAGAGCAAGGTGGACTTGACAGCGTTTCTAACTTTTCAAGAAAATATGGATGGTTTCAATCAATATATGCACTCTCTCAAGGGCGTGTTGAAAGATTTGAAAATATCACTAAGTTAGACCTACATCAATGTTTGTACACCCTGACTTATATGAAAGAAAAGCAAGAACTAGAAAATAAAAGAATAAAAAAAAGTTTTAATAAATGAGCAATCAGGGAGTAAGAGGGTTTTACCAAGTAACTGACACGATTAAAGACCAGTTGTTAGATGATAGAAACATCAATACAGTAACTACTGGAGACATCACACAAATCAATCTTAGAAAGCAAGATATATTTCCTTTAGGTCATATTATTATTAATAGTGTAACAATAGAAGAACAGGTTTTAAGATTTAATATTACCCTGCTTACTATGGATATTGTCAATATGCAAAAGCAAGAAACAATAGACATATTTACTGGAAACACTAACGAGCAAGATATACTTAATACACAATTAAGTGTAATCAATAAAGTAGTGCAAGTCTTAAAAAGAGGAACACTATACACAAACAAATACCAGTTAGATGGAGACCCAGTTTGCGAACCTTTTTTTGATAGGTTTGAAAATGAATTAGTAGGGTGGTCAGCTAATATGGACATAATAATTAATAACGATATAACTATATGCTAAAATGGAAGTTTCAGAAAATTCAAAATTAACGCTTGACCTCAAAACTATTGGAGTAATAATATTTTTTACAATATCTCTAGCAACGACATATTTTACTTTGTCATCATCAGTTGCACAAAACTCAGAAGATGTTGCAGACTTAAAAGACAACTCTGTAAACCCTATTGAATTTCAATATAAAGATGAGCTAGTAAGATCAACAGTACAAAGATTAGAGGAAAAGCAAGATGTACTCTCAGGAGACATAAACGAAATTAAAGAAAACTTACAAAAAATAGATGAAAGGTTATATCAAATAAGCAAAAACAGATGAGAATTTTAATTTTTATATTGCTTCTTAGCAATACAGTATTCGGTCAGAAGTTTAAAAATGATATAAGTGTAGTACAATTTTCAGCAGGTTTCGTAAAAGATTCAGAAGTAAAGCTGACACCCTTTGAGGTTTACAATGTGTACTATTTTACAATGGAAGAAAGAGCTGTTTTATTTAAAGAAGAAGATATAAAATATTTACCTACTGTTATTTTGTATCATAATGGCAAAGAAATAATAAGAGTAGAAAGTGGCATAGACCTAAAATTACCTGAAAACTGTATTGAGCTTATAAGTAAAAACATAGACAAACTAATAGAAAACAAATTTTAATATGAAACAATTACTAACTATATTATTTTTATTAATATCACTAAACATACAAGGACAATTTTTTAAGGATGTTTTTAAGTATTCTACTTTGTACACATCATACACAGAGAGCAGTCCTCTATTTACACCTGATAGATATTTTGTAACACAAGAGGGAGAAGTAGTAGATATAACACCTGAAAAATCTAATGACTATTTATTAAGTTTTGGATGGCGTAGAGTTGCGAGATTTGACTACGAAAATAAAGCTAAAAAGTTTTATGATGGTACAGAGCAAAACTCTAGTTTACAATCTAACTCAGGATCAATAAAAGGACTTGAATATTTATTTCAATATACAAAAGGAAAACAAAGGGGTAGAGAGTTTTCTAGTCAAAGATATTTTGTAAGATATTTAGCAAAATACTGGAGTGCAAAAATAGAGATGCAACAAAATGGTCTAATTAATTTAGATTATAAAGCTGCTGACTTTAGATTTAGATTACCTATTAAGAAATTTAATTTCAGTATAGGGTCAGTTGTAAGAACACACAAACCTTATGGCTATTCTCCTATTGCAGAATACCTTGCACCTGATGATGTAAACTGGTGGGATTTAGCTTACGAGTATGGTTTTCAAGATGTAGGTTACTATATAGATTATGATTTTGATGGGCAACCTGATGACATAGACTGGTACTGGCTTGATGAAAACGGAGAAAGAGTAGCAGACACAGACCTAGATTTTAGAAAAAATGATTACGAAGATATTGTAAACCATTACAACAAAACACAACTTGATGCAATAGGAACTTTAGGCACATTGTCAGGAGTTGTAGGACTAGATTTTTACCATTACGGAAATGGTGGTAAATGGTGGTTACATAGTTGGGGTAATGTTTACCCTATACACAAACATATCAGAGGTAATGAAGATTTTAGTTATGAAAGATTTTTAGGAAAAAATGACTGGATAGATTACAATTACGGAGTTATGTTTGGATGGAACATTACAAAGAAATTTGGAATATTTACAGAATATGAAAAAACTAAATTTTGGGATAAAGATTTATTATATCTAAAAGCAGGTTTAAACTGGCAGCTATAATGTTTGAAGAAAGTCAAAAAGAGTTAAAAAGATTTGCTGATTATGTTATACAGCAATCAAGAAGTAACCTTAGTAGAGATAGGGGTAATAGAAAATACCCTAATAGAAACGATACAGGCAAACTTTATAAGTCATTATCTTACAAAACTGAAGTAGAAAAAGGTGCTTTGCTTGTACAGTTTTTTATGGAAGATTACGGAGAGTTTGTAGATGAGGGTGTCAAAGGTGCAAACCCAAATAAATTACCTAAGGGTTCTTTATGGAGTGGCATACAAAAAGCACCGACAAGTATTTATAGATTTGGCACAGGATCAGGCAAAAAAGGTGGCTTGTCAAAAGCAATAGAAAAATGGGTAAAAAGAAAAAACATAAAAGGTAGAGACAGAAAGACTGGTAGATTTATTACACAACAATCTATGCAATATTTAATTAAAAGAAGTATATATCTATCAGGTCTAAGAGCTACACAATTTTTTTCTAAACCATTTAACAAAGGTCAAGAAAAATATTTTGATGCTTTTCAAAAAGCATTTGCACTAGATGTAGAAAAAGGAATAATATTAGGAACTGAAAAATGAGTATAATAAAATTAAGAAGTCCAAGATACGAGGTAAAACTAGCACCTACAAACGCTGTATCTGCTAAGTTAGAATTGTCAATAGGTGGCACATTACGATATACAATAATAAAATCTTGTACAGCAGGGTCGAATGTAGAATTTGAAATATCAGAATTGTGTAGAGACTATTTAGATATAACAGTTGCAACAGATGAACAACATCCTGCAAATACTATTGCAATTTCTAGGTCTATAAAATTTTACCCACAAGCAAATGCAGGTGGTACACAAATAGGTAGCACAGATACAGTTGCACACACAGGTATAGATGGTTATGGTATATTTACAGATGGGGTAAACCCTACAATACATAGTTCACAAGTATT